TATTCATCATTTCACTTTGTATTTTTTCAGTGGGACAAGTAGCCATTGAAGGTGGTAGAAGACCAAAGGATATACAAAGATTTTATTTAGATCGTGGACAAGATAAAATTAAACTGTGTACTGATATTGCAACGAGAGCAAAAGATAAGAATATAGATCCGTTGGAAGTGATCGCTTTATCTTTTATTGAGACTCGACACACTAACAATCTCACATCTAAAGCGGGTGCAAAAGGAGCATTGCAAGCACTACCAAAATATTGGAGTCGTAAAGGGGATAAGGATTACATTGATGCAGGCCTTAGAGCATGGATGTATTACAGATCAAAAACTAAATCATTGAGACATACAGCGGGTAGATATAACGGGGCGGGTTCAAGGTCGTACTATGCAAAAAAGTACATGAGACATTATGAGAAACTAAAGAAGATCAAGCGAACACTTAACGCGGGAGTAAGATTATGAACTTTGATAGAGAACAGGTCATTGAGAAAATCAAAAAGGGCTTTGAAGAGGTACAAAGCTGTAGAGCATCGAAATATCACCATGAAATATGGAAACACATATTGACGGGTCGATGGTTTGAAGCCCTGCACATGACGCAAGATGATTTTGGACTGCAAACAGTGAAGGGCTTGACGTGGTTATTGATCAATCACTATGAATCATTTAGATCACGCAATCCAAAACGAGCAACAGAGTACTTGAAAGAATTGTTTAGTGAGCTAGAAACATATGCTGAAGACGGCATTGTTTTGAGACTTGAACTTGAACAGGTGGCGCTTGAGTGGGGCTTAGATAGTGAAGAAGATACAATGAAGAGAAATCTTTATCGTAAATCAGTAGGTCGAGCAATGAGAAACCATGAAGATTTTATCACAGTTAAAGAAGGGGGAGCGGTTAAAAGGATTAGTGTTGATGAACTTGAGCATGAAAATAGTGATACAGATAGTTCTATCCGTGGCGCCAAGACCCCGCCTCGACCGCCTCGTGCTTATGTTGTATATCCTGAGCAATACAAACCTCACGCACTGAATAAACGTGAACAGAGATTAAGAGACGAGATACCCGCGCCCGCTGTGCCTGTTGATCCTAAAACGTGGATGACAAGTGGAGATTTACGTGCATCATGGATCAAGTGGATTGATGCAATCGCTAGGAGATACCCCGCGCCTTTATCACCAAAAGAGCTACAACGTATTAGCGGTGCGCCTGTACGTTTTTGTAATAGCATGTTCAAAGAATGGCGCGCGATGCTCCAGAATGGCGTAGGAGAAGACGACAGACGCGCCTTAGCACTTGCGCTTAGTGCTGAGACTGAAGCAATAGCAAGAGAAGCTATGCTACTCGCAACAAACACAGAAGATGATAGAGTGCAGATGGCAGGGCTTAAGCTAGCGCTTGATGCAATAGGTAGGAGGACGGATCTATTAGGACTAGATAAGATAGACCTTGCGCCACCCGTCCAGATGAAAGGCTTAACGTGGCAAGAACAAGCGATTGAGGCAGGATTAACAGAAGACGACTTGAAAGCAATTGGGGATATTGCATCAAAAGCATTATCAAGAAAATAGTGCATAAAAACCATGTTGCAAAAACGGTCGTTTATGAGACATTGTGCAACGTGTTGCAAAAGTGCAAAATTCAAAAAATATGAACCTCGATAAATGGGGCTTTTTTTACAAGTGCAAAATTCAAAATCTCAAATGTTGCAAAACATATGCACTTGACGAGTTACGCAACATAAGACATTTTGCACAGATCTGGTTTATAAAAATAATCATTGACCTTTATGTATGCAACAGTGTACATATGAGACATTCACTATAACAGCTCATATGAGCAACAACGAAAAGAGAGAACCATGAAAACGAATAATCACACTGTATCAATACCCGCGTTAAGCGCAAAAGAGTACATGCAAGCTTTACAACGTCAACAAGCACCAGAGCAAGCACATACACAAGAACAAGCTGTACACGTTGGATCTATCACAGTATTTGAAAATTGTGTTGAAGCAGTTGAATGTGCAACAGATTGGAAAGCATTGACAAAAAAAGTTATCTTCACAAGTTTAAGAGCTTTGAGAGGCGATTATAAATGAAAACATTAAGAGTACATTTATCACAATCAAGCATGAATAAAGCGCAAGTTTTCAAAGAATCCTTGCAGGATTCATGGCTAGCTCTGTTCAATAGCAATATTACAACAAGCGATATATTAAGAGCGTTGTTAATGCTTGGTCTTGAGCTACTGAATGATTCAGATATCAGAGCAATAAACAAAGATCATTCATTCATGATTAATGCGCCGTTGTGGATACATGACACGATAGAACAAAGAGCAACACAACACACATTGAGTAAGACGAAAGTTGCACAGGAGGCAATTGACAGAGCATGTATGCACTGTGACACCCCTAAAGCACTTTTAAGAGCATTGATAGAAGAGGTTTGAATGTGGATATTACCAAAGAGTTTACACACATCAGCTTATGTGCAGGATACGGGGGCATTGACATTGGGCTTAAACGAGCTATCGGAAATGTGCGAACAATCGCTTTTAGTGAGATCGAAGCCTACGCCTGCGCGAACTTGGTTGCGAAAATGGAAGCGGGACTTATGGACACAGCGCCTATTTGGACGAATCTTAAAACCTTCCCCTGGAAAGACTTTTACGGAAAAGTGGACATCCTCTCTGGAGGCTTCCCTTGTCAGCCATTTAGTTCATCAGGAAGAAGAGAAGGAGATGAAGACCCAAGACACCTTTTCCCGCACATCGTCAAAGGAATCAAAGAGCTTGGAAAGCCTCCCATTATTTTCCTTGAGAATGTCGAGGGGATCATCTCATCAAAGCTTAAATCTCAAGGATGGTCTGACCCAATCGGAACACCTGTTTTGTTACATGTGCTTAGAGAGTTGGAAAGGTTGGATTACACAGCAACGGCGGGCGTATTCTCTGCGTGTGAAGTTGGCGCACCACATCAGAGAAAACGAGTCTTCATACTTGCAGTGGCAAACAAACTCACAAATCAAGGATGGGATATTGTATCTAGTGCAATCAAAAGAACAGATGATAATAGAACCACAAGCCCACTTGAAAGATACTACTCAAGAGAATACAGGACAGCTTTCCCTAGTTTTCGAGGACAAGAGCAGTACGAGTGGGAAGCACCCCGTACAATACTCTATAAATCATTCATGGATGACTCCATCTACAACAGACTACAAACATTTAGGAATAAGCCTAGACTCGATAAACAAGAGGATAGAAAAGAAGAAACAAGTAACTTTACCGATGCAAGCAAATATACAAGCCCACATGAACACGTACAGGGGTTATCTGAATCCGAGATGGGTGGAACAACTAATGGGACTCCCTGTAGGGTGGACACAGGTGAGTTGTTCAGTAGTTACGATAACAGAACAGACGAGCTACGACTACTCGGAAATGGAGTCGTACCAGATACAGCAAAAAGAGCATTTACAGAACTGTGGCAGAAACTGGCCGACCCCAAACGCTAGAGACTGGAAAGACACGCTTAATACAGTCCCCCCCCTGTGCAGGTAACACTAGATCGTTTACATTAGGTCAAGCATTAGCATCAGAGTTACAGAAAACCTAGAAACAGCACACAGAGCAAAATAAACATTGTTTTAGATAGATTCACAAGGTTATGATAGCAAGCAGATAAACAGGGAGCTTGTATCATGAGTTTTAAAGAATGGTTTAATGTAAGTGTACAGCATAGCCACACAGGCCGATTGAGCGCATATGATGTATGTGAAGCGTACAACATGCAAAGTGATCTATATGACAGGTTTATTGAATATGGGGACGCGTTAAGCGCATTATCATCCAGATTTGAAATGATACAAGATGAGTTTACAGGAGAGATGCTAGCAAAAGCAGTGATACAAGAGGTTGAACCCGATGAGATAGATTGATTTATGTTGCATAATCCTTTATCATGTGAACAATTCCTATTTTATGCATAAAAAACACGGAGCAAACACAATGTTTATTGATTTAGTAAAAGCTAAAAAGAATATGAAGAAACCTGTAAAAGATAATGATGAGATGAGCGATGAGCGACTTGATGAAATCATGGGCGAACTGTTCGGAACTGCTGATAAAGAGCAAACCAAAAAGGGCGCAGGATACAAAGACAAAGATCGTCAAGAAATGTTAATGAGAGCTGAAGACGAAGACGAAGAACTAGACGAGACCGAGGATGAGGATGAGGATGAGATTGAAAAGGCGCTTGATAAAAAAGAGCGTAGAGCAATGATGAGTAAAGTATATTCAATGGTCGATGATTTGAGTGATTCAGAGCTTGAAAGTTTTTTGAACAATCGAGAGATGAAAAAAGCTCAAGTGATGGCAATCTTTGATTCAATGAGTGACAGTGATCTACATGATTTTGTATCTGCTTCAGATGCGAACGGTGAAGGGATGAAGATTGCAATGAACAAAGGTGAACAAGACCAAATGAACTTTGAAGACATGGATGATGAAGACATGGACAAAGGATCTGATTACAAGATGATCAACGGTCAAGAGCTTGAAAAGGCACTTGAGATGTTGGGAATCAAGGTCAATAGATGAGTGATGTTAATAAAAGACTAGTTCAGCAATTAACAGAACTAGGACGATATGAAGCAATGACACACCCAAGAGACCAAGTTATAAGCTCAAGTGATGCTGTGAATCATCCAAGTCATTATCATCCAGATAGCATCGAGGTGATAGATGTCATTGAAGCATGGGATCTAAGTTTTAATCTTGGTAATGTAGTGAAATATATTGCAAGATGTGAACATAAAGAGAACAAGAGACAGGATCTTGAAAAAGCACTGTTTTATTTAACTCGTGAAGTTGAAAAGCTTGATTCTTAGCATGATTCTTGGTATAGCTTAATCACAGTGTATTTTTATTATTAATGCTCACAATACATTCATATACACACACTGTATAAAGACGAGTCTTCCGAGGCTCGTTTTTTTGTTTGTGTTGTCTATTTCTTCAAACATTGATAGAGTTCATCTAGTATTTTGATTCATGTTCATTTTTCCATTTCCTACTCTCCTGTGATAATGTTGATAAAACACAATCACAGGAGGCGGAAAAATGGACGCTGAAAAACTACTCGGAAGCGCACAAGGTAGGCGTTTATTATCATTATCTAGTCCACAGTTTTTTGATACATATTACTGTAAAATGAGGCGCGCCCCACATCGGGACAGGTGGTTGAACTTGTTTGAGGACGCAAGCAAAACAGCAAAAGAGAATGGAACAAAGGGTAAGTTGTTAATTTTAGCGCCCCGTGATCATGGTAAAACAGAGGTGGCAATCACATACGCAACAAGGGCATTGTGTTTAGATCGTGATATAAGAATCTTATGGATCAGTGAATCACAGGGACAAGCAGAGAAGAGAATGAGGCGTATTGTTTCACTGTTAGAGAGTGGAAAGATAGTAGAAGATTGGACGCTAGAACCACAACGGGGAGCAAAACCATTTAAAAATGATAAGAGCAAATGGACAAATAATCTTTTATATCTGATGAGAGAGAGAGACAGTGTAGATGCATCACTTGAATGTATTGGCGCGGGTGGATCTGTGACGGGTGGTCACTTTGATTTGATTATATGTGATGACATCCAGGACGACAGGAACACACACACGGCAGGAGTACGGAGTAAGACCCGTGAATGGTGGCGGGGTACAGTCTCACCAATGCTAAGCCGTGGGGGGTGTATCCTTGTCATTGGTACGAGAAAACATCATGATGATTTGTTCTCTCATTTGATCAATGATCCTACCTATCGTTTTATTCATGATAAAGCGATTGTAGAACAGCCCGAGAGCTACGATTATGTAAAGAAGATTGATGAAACAGGACGGGAGATCATAACGGGGGTAGATGTCAAGGGCGGTGTTGCATTGTGGGAAGCAGAAAGACCTCTTGATTATTTGTTACTAGAGAAAAGAACAGTAGGATCAAGATTGTTTGCTAGAGAGTTTCAAAATCAAGTACAAGATGAGTCAAGCGCACCTTTTAAAATGGCATGGTTAGAGAGAGCTTTAGAACGTGGATCAAGGTACAG